TTGATCTTTATATTTATCATAAACATATAAAGCACCTGAATCAACAAATGCATATGAAGATGAAGTTAATGTAGATCTCCAAGTAGTAATATCACCAACTGGATTAGAAGCACCAACGGTAGCAACGATTGGAGGCGAAATAAATGCAACACAATCTTTCCTATTATCTGCAAGTGCAATTATATGATTCGAAATAGTTGTTGCATCAACACCAGCCATTGGATTTGGATTAATAACTAAAGAAACTTCAACTGTTTCTGGATCAGCAAACATATCAAATGCAAGTTGCATTTCACCAATGGTTAATACATTATCATTAATAGCACCAGTTAAAGTATCAGCAATATTAACTGCTCTAGTGAATGTATTACCTGCCGCAGATTCACCTGAATCAGGTAATAAAGCCGGAGCATTACCAATTCTAACCCAATTCGATGAATTGTTAATTACATTAGTCCAATAGTTAGTAGTACCATCAGCTGCATATACATTTTTTGCTTGTGATACATAAGCATAAGATTCTAATACTGTATTAGCAGTACCTGAAATAGAACCAGTAGCATCATATATAACTATATGCATTTCATCATTAGAACCACCAACATCAGTTGCACCGGTTGATGTACCTGGAGCGGAATTAAAATTACCTGCCCAAGACCAACCAGAGAAGTTAGCTGGATCAGAGCAAATAGAGATACCTACTGAATTACCAATAGTTCCTGCAAATTTAGCTACTGCCCAATCACCTGCTGTGAATGTTTGTCCTCCAAAATCATCATCATTTTTAACTAGAATACCTGTACCAGATATTGTAGCATTTAATGATGATGAACCTACACCACGAACAACACGTAAAGTATTGCCATAGCTTAAAAATTGAGCTGAACCCAACACACTTTGGAAAGTGTCGTTGTTAGGTTGCCCAAACGTTTCAACTAATTGTTGTTCTGACCCCACTGTAACAATCTGATCCGCTGGACCCCACTGGAATGAACCAGCAATTGCTCCAATAGATGCAGATGTAGCGGGAACTACATTAGTTAAATCGATTTCCTTTACCTGTACACCAGGTGAGACTAGAAACGCCATTTAATTCTCCTGTCAAAGATTAATAAGTAAAAAATCATAATACGGTTTGTTTTCAATATAGTTATTTATAATTTTTAACCTTTCCATATTTCCCAACCAGCACCCATAGGACTTTCGTCTAAACTATCGTTATGGAATATACCTGCCGGAATCATATCGTCTTCAATTTGTCTTATCTTTTCTTTATATAATAGATTTTTCATATTAATATCAGTTGATTCTTGAAAGAATCCGGTTGAAGTGAACCAACCAAACATAACTAAGTTCATCATTAGGTCATCATGACTATTATTTTCTGCTTGATATGATTTACCTTTAGCCACAAAAGATGAACACTCCATAATAGTCTGAGCATCAACAAGATTTAATTCACCTTGTTCTATAATATCTTTAATATTAGAACAACCAATTCGTTTAGTCTTAGTAGTCATACGAACACCAACACCGGCTGATTTAATCATTGATTCTACATATACATTTTCATATTCTAATTCATAGTATAATCCATTACATACTATTTGACCAGCATCATTATTTTCAACAACAGTATAAGCATCATTATAATGACTTGCATACTTATATATTACATCTGGGAATAATAATGGTGACATCATATTATCTCTATATACACATACTTGTGTAAATGGTTTTATTGTAACATCAATAATAGTAAATGTTGAATAGTCTTGTCCTCTACCCTGTGCTACATCAACTGTCATAATATAATTATGACCCTCTCTAGGTTCTGTATATATTTTTAGATTACCACCATGATTAATTGCCACTGGATCAATTGCAATTAATCCTATAAGAACTTCTGGTGTAATAAGAGTATCACCTGCACCAATTATTTCATTACCAAATTCTTGTTTAAATTGCATTAAAGAAGTATTAGCAATAGTTGACTTTTTCCATGCCTCATCTCTACCTGGAACATCCCACCAATCAACTCTAAATGGTTTAAATTCATTAGTACCTTGGACCGCGCCTTCATAAATCTTATTAAATCTATTACTAACTCCATTACGAGTAGAAGTAATAATAATTTTAGTTGATTTACCTGATGAAATTACAGGGTATGTTGAAGTATAAAATTCTTCATCTCGTTCAATGAATGCAAACTCATCTAAATATACAAGGTTCATAGACATACCACGAATAGAGCTTGATGATGTAGCACGAGCTACTATTTTAGAATTATTACAAAATTCTATTGAGCCTTTATTCAAAGCTTTACAACCTGGTTGAAGAAAGAATGGAAGATTTTCTAACATAAGAGTAATACGAGATAACATTTCTCTTGCCGTATCACCTTTGTTTGCGAGTATGCCTACGACCTGTTCACTTTTAAATATTATATACCATAATAGATAGGCAACGGTTGATATAGATTTACCTGATTGTCTACAGGCAAGGACAACAACAAATCTATTATTATTAAATATTTCAAACATTTCACGTTGATAATCATATAATTTAAAAGGTACTAACCCCTCATCAACATGAATAACCTTACAATAGCTTTCTGCAAAATACACAGGATCACTTAAACATCTTTTATATTCTAAAAGAGTTTCTTCTGTCCATCCAATTTCCTGATCATCACCACGGACATTGGGGTTGCCTAAATAATTATTTGAGTTTTTCAGCATCAATCACTTTTTCATTATGTAGTAGTTTTTGTAACTCTGTGGTTGATCCTATAAAGACATTATTATTTGTAACACCTTTATCTTCTAAAGCAGGTGAATCATCTATTTTTTCTACTTCTTTTTTAGTCTTGTGCATCTTTAAGATTTTCTCACCAATCTCTGCATTTTGTTTTATTAATTGACCGAGTACTTCAAAGGCCCGTGGGTGTTCTGATTCCCTAGCAACCTCCATCATAAGTTCAATGGCTTCATCACCTTGTTCACTTAAGTCGAAAAGACTCTTTTTGATTTTTATATAATCATTATCTAAATCACTCATAATATAATATATCCTTAAGGTTCGTTAAAAAAGTCTATAGTCTCCGTGTAAGGTGTTGTAGTACCATCAACCTTTTGTACTTCTATATTTTCTCTTGAATCTGTATCTTTATAGTATACTTCTGTCTTATCAATAATACCTCTATCTTGAATACCCATATAGTATCTAATGCGTGTTTCAAATGATAATGTATATATTACCGCTCTTCGTTCTAGTAAATCACCTTCATATTCATCATTCATATCAACACCTATTAAAACAATAGGCGTATCTGAAGTTAGGTCCATACTAGGTATGTCTTTAATTGTTACTGTATAATCTGGTTGAAATATAGGTAGTATCTGTTCCATTATTTGTAGTGCTTCATCTTGAGTTTTTGATAAAATATTTAATTCAAACCCAACCTTATATACTGCAGGCGCACTTAATGATTTTCTATTTTTAGGATCACCTGGTACTACATGTGCAAATTTCTTATTTCTATTTAGTTTAGCCGCACCATCATAAGTCATACTAGATATTTCAAATGATATACGAGGTAGCTTAATAGCCATTTTAGGATCTCTACCTTTCTCTGTTAGTCTAGCCAAGAACTTTTGTCTAGGGCCATACGCAAGAGGTACTTTAATTTCTTGTAATACTTTACCCGCGCTATCTACTTTCCTAACCTTTATGTCATTAAACAAAGATCCGAATACAGATACCATACGTCTTGTTGACTCGTTATAAAAATGATTTTCAAACATTAAGTTGGATCTCCAAATGGATTAGACTCAGTCCAGTCTATAATATCATTAGCTTCTGTTTGGAAGATGTCATTATCATTATAAACTTCTCTATTATAATTTGTGGCAGTATCAGTAAATTGAACATTATATGATGCTAAAGATTCTGTACCAACAACCTGTTTAAGAACATCAGCATCAACATAGAATATTCTAAACACACCATCAGTAGTCTTATGTGATACCACTGTTAAGTTACCGCCAAGGCCTGTGTCTTCCCAAGCTGCAACCTCACCTTCAATATTAATTGGATCACCTGCTGCATCATTAGCTCCAGTCCATTGTATTACTCTTTCACCAACAATATATCCACCTGAACCAGTATTCATATTATAAGTATATGATGTTGCATTGACTGTTTCGATATTATCAATTGCATCAATACCTGTATCGAATGCTTCATCACCGTATTCAAACAATTCACATTGCATTTTATATACAGGGAAGTCTTGCATTTGGAAGAATGGATCTTTTCTATCAACATATCTAATTTCAAATAATCTATCAGTCATTCCTAGATATATTAAATCACCTTCGGCAGGATAGAATGATGTATCATTACCTGCTGCTTCTGTTAAGTGAGTTCCAATGGCTTGTCTCCATCTCTTCCTAGATACAACAAAGGTTGCTTGATCTCTAATTTCTAAACCAAATTTAGATATTAATGAGCCATCACCTTCAAACCCATCGACATTTTCAATCCACATTTCAATAGAATACCCATCTTTAAATTGAGAAAAGGATTCATTTAAAATGTCGTCGTGAGCTATTTGTTCCCTTGGAATGTAAACAACATCCTGACCAAAAATCTTAAGGGATTCAATTACTAAATCCTCATAAAGATTTTGTTCGGACTTAACCTTACCTGAAAAATAAACTGAAGTGGCCATGTATTATCCTATGTTATGATCCTAGTATATGAAATTGATACTGGCCATGCCTTGGAAAAATTACCATCGACTTGTGGATCAAATGATATAGAAGCAGATCCCGCAGGTACGCTAACACTATAACCATTTACTTCAAAGTTATATGAACGTATATATACTTGTTCGAATGCCGGCCATGATAAGCTAACTGATCTGTTAGTCCATAGACCGTCATCATTAGTATCTGTAAGAGTTATTCCAGCACCTGGATCTACTACTCCCTCTACATCCCATGACCCATGGTGGATATCTCCCTTAAAACCTAGTCCGTTCTGGGCATTAGCAGCACTTGACGCTAATACAACGCCATAATTTCTAAACCCAGCTACCATATAACCACTAAGTGATCCTTTATTACCGAATGTATTTAATATAATATTACTAGCTATTAAAGACTCTGCATCAGACTCATCAGTAGCAGACTGTACTACAGAATCATCCCACAAATCCCATATCTTTTTAAGATTATCTATAAATCCAGTATCCCCATTCAAGAACCAATCGTTATGATAATCTTCACTTCGAGTATGTGAAAATAACCCAGCATTCAGAGCTTCAGTTGCTGTATAACCGTATGCTCCAGCTAAGTCAGCTGCTAAGTCATCATTACTATATCCAGCCCCCTGACTATCATTCTTCAGCCATGCATCCCATCCATCAAACCACTCAGTTATTAATCCAATAGAAGCGGTTTGGTTTGCCCCTAATGCTTGAGCTAATACTAAACTCTGGGCAAAGTGACTTATTAAGTCGGAATCAACTCCTGTATGTGGGTGCCATTTATTAAGGTGACCCTTTACCATACGAACTACAGGGTTTGCTTTAGCTATCCACATACTAGGATTTCCCCATGCAATATCAGTATTTGCAGCTGCATCCTTGATTATATTCCACTCTCTATCTCTTTGCTTTGAACTTGATGTATGACCAAATCCATTGTTTAAAAATCCTACTAAATTATTAGTTAATGCATTAGTTTTCATGTACTATCCCATTATGAAATTATCCGGCGCTTGCCAAGCCAGTTGCATTTCTTCTTCTAATTTAGAAATTTCTTCAATGGCATCTTCATACATTTGTCTACCATTCATGGTAATACCACCTGGTAGTGTAAAGCCATCAAACTTCATCATGTTCTGACCCCATTGTCTTTTAATAAGAACTGTACAATATCTTTTTAAGAACATATCATTATAAACATCTGTATATGTTTGAGGGTCTACAATTTCATATCCCTCTACAACAATCCAGCTACCTTCTGTCCAAGTTTTGGATGCCGCGACACAAGTAGCTTCAGTTGTATATGTTAGATCAGAACAACTTGATCCAACTAAACCATCGAAACCTTCATCAATGTGAAGTCTATTCATATGTCTATTAAATCTAAGATGTTCTGTTGTATTTAAAATACCATCAATAAGTTCAATATTTTCCATTCTCTGAACATATGATTGTATATTAGAACTTACACCGCCAATTGCAAATACATCTTGTAACCTCATATGATATTTAACATCAAACAATGAATCACCCATTTGAGAGCCGTGTGCAAGAAGTTTAGTAACTGATGTAATACCAGTTGGCATTGTAATATAACTATTATCTATATCAGTTAAAGTTAATTGGTGTTTAAAGTAATTACGAATTACAGCATCGTCATGAAACATTTGATAATATTCTAAAGCTTCGTCTATTCTATCATCAACTTGATCTTCATCTACATTAATTTCAATTACTGGGGCACCTAAAGATCGCATGCAATAATCTACTAATTCTAATCTGTTTGTTACAATGGCCATAATAATTCCTATTCTATAGTCTTATTTATATCAATTGAAAATACTAAACCATGAAGATATTGGCTTCTTATTCTTCTTACATAAGAAAAAAGACTGTGCCCTAGCTATTGTTTCTATAGTTGGTCTTGTGTGATGTCCAAAATTGTATATTTCTTTACATGAACTCTCATCACCATTAGCTAATGCAACCCAATCTTCATCCTTTGATTTAGCTTTGGCGTGTACAATTGTTAGAGCTATAACTTGATCATATGTTAAATTATTAATAGATGCAATATGGTCTTTGGATGTTTTTAACTCTTCAACCCACTCTGGAGTTTTCTTTTTATCAAGTGATCCTGACATCGAATGCATAGGACTCCATAATCGTTTACCTGCACTTTTATTATATCTAATTACTGAATTACCCCAAAATTCAGCCATGATAGGTAAAGTATCTTTAGTTATTTGTGTGTAACCATATGCAGTGTTACCTACCTTATCTGTATTTAGTACATCTTGTCTCCAATCCGATTCCATACCGGCGACATTATCTGCCCACCAAAGCACACCCTTTTTGAAGTTATCAAAGTCAACTGTATCTTTAGTATAATCACCAAAGCCAAATACCTTTGCTTTATTATATCTTAATATATCATCATATACTAACTCAATAGCCTCACCGGTCCAACCCGCTGTAACTTCTTTTAAGTTATCTATTCTTGCCTGTTTATCAACGCATAATAAGCATGTATTCCTACGCTTAGGTAATATACTAATTAGGTATGAGTCTAATGGCCAGTTCATTATTCTACCACAATAGCGCTAAAGACATTCATTTGTTTTTTCATTTTAATATCCAATCCTGGCCATGCTCTATCTTTAATCCTTTCAATTAACTTTGGACTCAATAATTCTTTATGACCCGGTAAATGTCTTTCCAAATCTTCATAATGCCATTCCCTACTACTGTGTTGTTCTAATGCAACATCAGTTATAAATCTTGATATTATCTCTTTAATAATATGTTCAGCAATAAAACCATCAAGAATAGCTTGTTCTGATTCTACTATTATAGTATTAATAAAATGTATATTAGGCATACCTAAATCTCTTAATTTAGTTGATAATATATCTGTGTTCTTTTCATCCAATAATATACTACCATCGGCCCTCATCATATTATTAGATTCTATTATTCCTAAAGCTTTTTTGCCATAATATAAACCTTTCTCATAAGAATTTTTACCAGCACGATCCCAACTCACGTCAAACAGTTGAGACCCTCTTTTAGCATCTTCAAACTTATGTAATATTTTTATCCATAATGTACCGCCATCTCCATCACTATATGCATCAGTAAACCAATCGTGATGTTTATATTCAAGCCTAGTACTCCTAGTATCGAGGCGATCAGCTGTATGTGAATATTCATGCACAAGCGCATTTAAATACTCTTTTGTAGTAAGGAATGTTTTAGTAGACACAGCATGTGAACTTGTATCAGATTCACTAATTTGTGCTACCAATAATAAGATATTATAAGCCTCAGCCCAAAAACCATGTATATCTTTAGCACCTTTTAAAAACATTTTTATGTGACCTGGTTTAGGTGTTATATAATGATTAGGATATTTCTGTACCCAAGTGGATGATAGTACATCATAATCATCATTCAAAATATGATTCTTGACAAATTTAACCCCATCTTCAAATTCTTCTTTATTTTTAAAAAAGGTATATTCTTCTATAAAATTATATATACCACCAGGTTTTCTTATGTGTGGATCTTCTCTAGACCATATGAAATCTTGGTAAAATATATCTAATGATGCCCTTAACTTCGCCATTGGGTCTGGTTGTTCTAATTTAATTAATCCCATAATTTATCCCAATTTAAAATAATATTACCTTCAGTATTTTCTGGTAGTCTAGGCCAAGAATATTTTTTTATTCTATCTATTGCTTTAGGTCCTAATACATTTTCAATTCCGGGTTGAAATAAATAATATATATCATCGTGTCTCGCATTAGATAAAGCAATATCAGCTGTGGCTCGAACAACAATTTCTTCCATAAAAAGAGTTGCTATATAACCAGCTTTAGTAATAGCCGTAACAGACTTTCGTTGAAACGCTGGGTTATCTTCAGTAACTTCTGTTGCTCTTGCAATATAACCATAACCTAAGACTGCTAAACTTGGGCCCAATGCTAGGCTAATAAAATTTTTATGTATTTTAGGGTAATTAGGAAGACCATTATCATCTAACATATCAGGGTGAAACCAATCCTTAGGTTCAAATGATTGCCAATTTTCAGGTGTCTCTAATCCTAATTTATTACTATGGGCATATTCATGTACAACGGTTTTTAATGATTGGAATGGATCCTTATCTGTTGGTTTATTAGTAGTTTGAATTAATAGTATATTTTCACTGTCTCGCCATGCTCCAAGTATTGCCACACCACCTAACTTTGTATTGACTTGAGTTATTACCTTTACATGTGATTCATTTATTGATAAATAATGTGCTGGATAATCAAGTAACCATTCTGTACCCAATAGATCTTTGGTTATATCATCTATGAATTTATTAAGAAAATATTTAGCTGTTGCAGCCGAGGGATGATAAGAGGCAGTAACTCCGGATCTAGATTTCCATACAGTTAATTTAGGATCATTCTCATCCCAAATATAACCTTCAAAAAAGGCATGAAGCCTTTGTTTTAATCTATCTCTAAAGTTTAAAGATACATTGTTTAATGTATTTGGTCCTGCCATTTCATATTATTTGTAGTCTTTAAATGACTTACGTTTTTTCACTTTACCAAGAGGCTTATCTATACCTGCAATATTAACACCTGTTGAATTTGCAATATCCTCTTCCATTTCTTTTTGTTTTTGAGCTTCAAGTTTAGCTTTTTTAGCTTCACGTTTCTGAGCTAAAATAATACCTCGTTTAACTGCTTCTTTATACCCTTTAGTTCTACTATCAACTGATACACGTTCTCTAATATTTTCAAGCATAGCATAAGCAATAATATCATCTACTTTCTTAAATCCAATGTGAATATATTTACCACTGGACTTAACTATTGTAGCACCTGAAGGTAATTTATGCTTACCATCCGCCTTATTAAATCCCATTACAAACATACCTTTTTGTTTTGTGCCAGGAACAATTAATTTACCTTTAAAACGAAGTCCGATTCTAATACCAACACTTGATTTACCCTCAACAGTAACTTCATAGTTGCCTTTCTTCGAAAGAGAAACACCTTCATCAAGTTCAACTGATTCTTTAAGTTGTTCAAGTCGTTTAACTAACTCATCTATATCACGTGCAACTAATTGACCTCGTTCACCTTTAACATTGGCAACCCACATATCATCATCAGTATCTAATGAAAAATCACCAATTACTTTACCATTTCTCTTAATAGTATGTGATTTTCCACCCTTTCCTCTTTTAAGTTCGATTTTACCAACCGTTAAATTACCTTTAGCACTGACCCATCGTTTTGATAATGGATTGGATGCTTC